AAACTTTCATCAAACATATGTCTATTATATCACTTTGCACTCAATCTGTCAAGCAGCTGTGCCTGTGTGATGTATGTTAAATTTTTCTCATTTCCCAATAGTTCTTTATTAGTAGGTTTATCATCATCTGACTTATTAACTTTATAAAACGACACGTTAGGATTGTCTTTAAATACTCGTAACCACTCTGCTTCCCATATACCTGTAGGTGTAGGTTCAAAGTGTGCTGATGAGTAGTTTTTAGTACCCTTGTAAATGTTATTGTAGTATTTTGTATCTGACCTTAAATCCATACCTATCATATAGACTTCGGTAGGTTTATCATACTTACATGCAATATGACCTGCTGTTGCACCAGCATGATAGCCAGGGTCTTCCCATTCTTGTGTCTTATCGCCGTCTGTTATCCAAGATACATAAACGTGGGTATTGTCAACATCTTTCTTATACTTCGTGCCATCTTCTTTTCTTATTGTTGCCTCACCTTTGATTGTGTGAGCATTCATTACAAACATGTCACCTTTATCTGCATTGGTAACTACCTTATCTGCCTTATCTTTGTCCTGTGTATGTAACATGCCTTGTAACATTGTATCATACATGAAGTTAGGACATTTAGTCCACTCTCTAAAGTAGCAAGGTATCTTATGAGCAATACCCTTGTGATATATTTCGTGTGTCATTGTGCTATCAACTGCGATCAATACATCTGGTAAAGGATTATCTCTATAGTAAGCATTACAGGCATATATCTTACCATGTTCTCTTAACTTTGTCAAGTCAAAATCTTTACGACTTTCACCATTACCTATAATAAAAACTTTCTTTGTCATCAACTACTTTCCATATTGTGTAACACCAAGTCTGTAGATTCTTCGTTTACGTTAATATTTGCTACCATATACATTGAGTGTCCTGTGCCACCACGAGCACTTGTAAATACTATATGCTCTTTACAAGTATTTAAAAAGTATAATCTACCATGTTCAAAATGCAAAATCTTATCATCTAAAATAAAATAATTATATGGCGGATTACATTTATAGATTGGTAAAAACAATCTAAAGGATTTATTTTCTCTTTCATAATGGTCTCTATGGGATGGGAATTGCCCACCAGCATACTTTCTAATAAGATGAGTTCTTCCTAAATGTTTTTTGAATTTTGATAATACTGATTCAACATAAGGATAGAAAGGTGTTAGAGTTTTAATATCTGGTTCATCAAGGTTTAAATTATGTTGTTCATTATATTCCTTTAATGAATCTAAATCTGGTATACCAGAAAACTTACCATCTAAACTAGTAATACTTAAGCCTTCTCTAGGAATGTTTTTTCTAGGATTATATTGCACCCATTTATCATCATGTAATTTTAAACCTTTCTCAAATTTTTTATAATCTAATTTAAAAGTTAAGGGCAATACATCACCATAAAGTGCTATTCTTGTTAGTAAGTAACTCATGTCCTTCTCTTTCTAAAGTATCTTCGCCATAATGCTGATCTAGTCATTGACACTACGGTAAATATCAATGCGATACCCATACTATCAAATATACTAGGGTGTAAATCAAACAAAGGAAATATTAATAGTTGTATTAATACGGCCAATATAAAACCACTACCTACATCTATTACACTTTCAAATATATCATTCATCTTTTTTTCTTTTTCTTTGTTATGTGTTGATAGTCTAGGTATTGTGAGCACCATTCATAAAAACTATCATTGTTAGCAGGCCAACATTGAGCAAATATTTTATCTTTACGTTGCTGTCTATATTCTTCTCTTACTTGTTCTTCGGTTAGTTTTTGTTCTTCACTCATTAAAACCCCTCAGCGAACATTACTTTTGCACCTGGAAATCTACTCTCAACTATTTGTTTTGCTTCTGTGGCTGTTCTTCCCTCTTCAGCAACTTTCATAGGTGCTTTGTTTTCAAGTGTAACCCAAAAAAAGTATTTCTTCATACAAATACCTCTTTCATTATAAACTTACACTTTGTTAAATTGAATTTGATAAACGGATTGAGTTTCTTTAACTTAAATGATTTTTCAGGCCAGATAATAGTTTCTTTAATTTCTTTATCCCAACGTTTAACAAAACCCAACACTTTGTCAAGTATAATAACACTTTGGATTGAAATTTGTTCTGACAACAATAATCGTAACAACCTCGGATGTTGGCCATTAGAAACGAGAAACAGATCATCAAAACGAATCCCGTCAGCATTAATCCTATCATTAAGTAATACGCAATCGCTTCTAAAATTGTACGTAAATGATTGATTATACTTTCGCCATTTATTGTAGGTAGTTTCGCCATCTGCTCTTACTAAATTTCCTATCCATGTTTTACTATTATGGAAGAAGTTACTTACAAAATATTCTAACATCTCTTCCTTCGTATATTTAGTAGTGAGTTTATGAAAGAAAAACCTATCATTACGTTTTAAAAATGTGTTAAAAGATGAATTAACTTTGGCATTGTGCCTGTAAAAATCATAACTATCGGAAGTGAAGTGTAGTTTAATAGCCAAATATAATGTATATGCTTCATAACTATTCATATAGGTAAGATTGCTGTGCTTGATTTCTCAACCAAGTTCAAGTTCTCTGCCTCAATTTTTATCTTCTCTTTTAGTGATTTGTTTATTAAAGGACCTATTGTTGCTGTATCTATGTCATTGTCTTCACAATAATTTAATACTGCATCCATGTAACCGATACGCTTCTCTTTTACAATACCTTCAATAATCAGACCAAACTTTTTACTATTCATTAACATTAGAATTTTCTTACTATATGTTTTCTTAATGCTCTTGTTAGTTCTTCTATCTTATCAATTATTGAAATCAAACTAGGGTCAGTTATATATTTACCTGCCTCTTTTGCTTCATCTCTTAAATCGTTATACTCTTTTACTGATATACGTACCATGGGACTGGTATCTCTTGTAGATTCATTTTCAAATGTTTTATCTACTGAATTGTCATCTGTCATAATTTACCTCACTTTATAATAATATTATATCACATTATACTAATTTGTCAAGCCTCTATTCTGTTGCTAGGTTAGAGGCGACCCCTTAGCAGTTATTAGGCTGCCATTGCAAAGTTATTGTTTGCATTTATAAAAGGCATTACGTTGCCAGCGACTAAACTCCAGTATGTTTTAACTATGAATCGATCCTAACTCTACCCCCTAAATTTCATTGTTTAGATGGTGGAGTAGCCGAGAATTGCACTCGGGTCTTCTCTAGGTATTATCATACCTTCAACGTTTAATTCATTAATTCGCAAGTCTTTTTATCTGCTGGATTACCTACAGACTTATCATACAACCATAAGTATGAATAGACTACTTTATCTTCCTTTACGGTACATTTCTTACCGAAAGAAACTCTAGGCTCTTTTATGCTACAAGCAGTTAATACTAGCGCACTTAATATAACCATTACAAGTTTCATTGTCTTCCTTTAGTTCGTGTTATCAATCTTATAAATTAAGTCCTGGTCCGTATTGTTCCATGATCTCAGGATTTAATTGTAAATTATATGTCCTAAAAACTACACATACGTCCTTGCCAGTAGGTGTGGTAACGGTTGCAAATGTTTCACCGTTCTCTTTGTTTAAATAATAAACTATTATATAAACAACAACACCATCTGGCTTACCACCCTCTCTACCGTAACTCATAGAAAGAGGAGTAAAACCTTTATCATTAGCCCAACGATCAATTTCTTCGGGAGCTGCACAAACAACTGGTATATTGTCCCAGTAAAAATTATACTTTTTTTGTTCCTCTGAAAATGATATGCTAGTTAATAATACTAATCCGAGTATAGTCATTAATAGTTTTTTCACTTAACTATTTATACTATACTTACCATTTTGACCAAAAATCATAGCCGATATGCGTTAATTTCGTATATGCAATGTACTGCCATGCTAATGGATTTTTCTCATTCGGAGTAACCAAATACTTTTTATCACTAACTTCCCAAACTTGATCACTCTTTGCTGTCAAAGCGTCTGCAAATTTTACAAAATGTCTTCTTGCTCTATCTCTTGTAATAATAGCAACTTCAAAATCTAATCTTCTAGCCATCTCTAACTGTTGTTCAATCACAGCAAGTTTGCTTGGTCTAGCATATTCTGTAGTAACAGTAGGTCTGGACATTGTTGCACGGTAGTATCTATTCATTACCCTTAAACAATTTTTAGGATATACCATAGAAGTATAACCTGTGCCACACTCTATAATCTTACCATCTCGTTTTACGGTAGTTATAAAAGGAAAGTTATAGTAATTAAGGTCTTTGTAATTTCTTGCTAATCTGTCGTCATTATCACATACAGATTTCATATAATCATTTAACTCATCTGTCTTATCAGGATACCAATTAGGAAACCATGTTTCTACAGTACCAGACCTTTCGTCTGATTCTATTTGCATTTCGCTAATGAGATGATTTCTTTTTATTTCTTTAAACATTCAAATGGTACATCATGTATGCCCATATGAAAAACAATCCTTGTCTTTGTAGGACCTTTAACACCATGGGACTTTCTAGTATTCAGTATTGTCATTGTATCATACACAATAGACTCTCTACCTTTATCATCTTCAACATATAACTCACCTGTGTTTTCTGTAACAGGTATTAATACTGAACATTGACTCGCAGCGTCTATGTGTGCTGGTAATTCGCCACCTTCTAATACTTTAAAGAAGTTGCAACGAAAATCTTTTGGTCTAATGCCAAATTCATTCCATATCTTTTTGATTAGTTTTAATAATGGTCTATCAAAGTCTTTTATCTGTTGCACAAAAAACTTATTCATTTCTTTGCCACCAGTTATATCACTAACATATTCAGAATAAAGTTGATTACTATCTTCCCATTTATTATTGAAATACTTATCCCAAAAACTTGGTTCAACTTTAAAATCTGTTTCTATAAAATAATCTTTACGCCACGTTTTATTCATTCAAATCTTCTTGCCCATTCACCGATATAATAATATGCGACCTTGATGTATTACCTTTGTTCCATGCACTATGTCTTAAACCTTGATTTAAAAACCATACTTCACCTGGTTTCATTTGTTGATATATTTTCTCACCATCTTTTATTACAAAGAAACCACAATCTTTATTTGTAGTAAGTGGTATATGATAACGTACTGAATAATCAGTATTGTAATCTATATGTGGTTTAATTAAACAACCAGGTTCCATAATGGCAACTCTTGCTCTATGAGTTTCGCCTTTAAATGCATTGATAACTTCTTCAATGTATGTTCCTTTTACCCAATCTTTAATTTTGTTGTAGTGTCTTTCATCTAACCTAGACTTTGGCATTTTCTTTTCATACACTCTATTTTCTTCATCTGGATTGTATTGTGTAAATGCAATCTGTTTATAAGGCGATTGATCAACTACGTATTTACCATCGTCACTTTCTTTAATAAAATCATTATATTGTTTAACATAGTTTCTAAAGTCCCATGCCATTCTTCTACCTGCAGGAAGTTGTCCTTTTAAATCTGCTTCTTCTACATCATTGTCTTCTAACCATTGATATGCTTCCTCAATAGTGTCAAATTTTAGACCAAATGCTTTCTGTAAGCAACCACACTTGCCTCCTACTAATTCACCATAACCATCTTTTTCTTTTAGGTCATCTGTATTTGCTTGAGCAGGCATATTACGTATTTCTTCAATGATACGCTCTACATCAAAATTGAATTGAGTCAATTGTTTAAATGCTGGTAGTTCGTTTCTTTTCTTCATCATACTCATATTTATATGCCTGGTACTTCCGATACTTGCGACCAAAAGTCCTTATTCTTCTTGCCATGTATTACTAAATGTATTCTTTCTTCGTCACTATTGTTTTCTACATAGTGTTCATAATGCACATTTAATACTATACTTGCACCTGCTTTATAAGGTACTTCTTTCTCATTTAAAATAAATTTACTGCCTTCAGGATATGTTAGACTTATATTCAAAGGGTCTAACCAATTGTGTTCAGGTACATCTATATGTTTTGATATATACCCGCCTGGTTTAATTACTAAAAATCTTACGTCATCTATACGAGCATATGGTAATGATCTAACCCATTTCAAAGTACCATGACATTTTTCACCTATGTCTGTAACGTCTGGTTTTATTCCACATGAGTGAAACTTCCTACCCTTTGATCTATACTCCCAATGACTTTTTGTTAAGTGAGAACCAAAACCATACAACGTCACAGCATGCCAATCTTTGTGATCATACTCTGGTCGTTGTAAGTTTAAACTATCTTTTACTTGATTGTATTCTCGTAATATTGCATTGACTGGAACATTGAAGTCCATAGATACCCATTCTATGTCACTATCTCTATTATACGCCGCCCTCATAGTAAAATATTCCTCTCCATAACAACCTGTCTTGTTGTTCGCCATTTTCTTTTAAAGGAAATGGTTGTCGTTTATGCATTGCCTGTGTCTGATCAAATAACATTAAGTCACCTGCTTTCCAGTCATGGCTGTATTGATATTTTAAATAATGCTCTACTAAATGAGCATACAAATCTTTCCATTCTTCTTCAGGTATATCATGGAACCCTACTATGTTTAAGAAAGGAAAATATAATCCTTTTTGATTTGTAACTTGATGTTTATGTACAAGTTTTTTATACACATATTTCCATCTTGCACCTTCTACACTATACTCTTTTTTTCTTCTCATCATCTCTTTGTAGATGGCACTATCTTTGCCTCTATTTCTACCTTGTATGTTATGTAGGTCTTGTGCTTCTTCTGGTGTTACCTGATCTTCGCTAATAGTATATGCTCTATCGCTGCTAAGTATTCTAGGTTTTTCAGGTCTAGTAATTAAATGAGGAAAATCTGCACGGTGAAAACTCCTTAAATCATTTGTAATCATACAATAACTGTTTTCAATTTTATCTTTTATGTCTTGTGATAAGTCTTTGTATGCTTCAACACCATTTAAAAATATAGTATCACATCTGTCCTTTGTAGGGACTTTGCAATATAACGTTACACAATCCTCTGGATCAAGTGCCAATGTGCCATTACAATGCCATTCTAATTCGCCTCTAGGAAATATACCACGTTTGCCACCTAGTTCAGGCATTGATCTATTAGTTACGTATTGTATTTGATGATGGTCTGGATCTTCGTACCAAGCATGATGTTTTGTTTTATCTCCCCATAATGCTAGTATTCTAGCGTACTCATCTTTTGAGAGTTCTTGGTTACGTAACAACACATTGGAATGATAAGCAGTTAATCTTGCTACATTTTTAATTTGTTCGTCTGTACATTCACTTAAATTTATGTCAAGTTCTTTATATATGTTCATTTAACTATTTATGCTAGCTCTATCCATAAAGTCTTTTGTATGTTTATAAAACAAGTCTTGGTGTTTTGCAATGTTTTCGGGACCATGTATCCACTCTTGTACAAAACCATCTTCACAAGCAGCCAATACAACTGTTTGTTCTATCTTTTTATCAGGATATATTTCTTCAAACATTTTAGCATATGCTGATGTTTGTAAGAAGTTACCATAGTTGTAATCTTCATCTCTTTGTTTTGTAGAGGTCTTAAAATCAACTACAGATAGTTTGCCTTTATATTCAGCAATACAATCTACTTGACCTGCAACACCTATCTCTTTTGAGTATAGGTATTCTTCTATACAATGTATGTTATCTATTCTGGCAAGATAAGGTTTTATAATTCTAAACAAACCTAGTGGTGTCACAGCTGTGATACCCATAGACTTTTCATCTTGGTTTTTTAAATGATTTTCTATTAATGTGTGGGTTGCTTTACCTCTATTTGTAGCAGAGGCAGATATGTAGTTGGCCATTTTCT